AAAACACTTGAAGGATTAACTGGTAAAGAGTATTTAAGTTTCATGTTTTCGGTAATGGCAACTAGATATAGCGATATGGTTACAGCTAGAAAGAAAGTTGAAGATTTATTATTATCACTACCAAAAAGATATATTGGCAGTGATAACTCTATTTATGTAGAAGATTTGGACATAAATAATATAACTGAACAATATGAGCATGAATTAAAGGTTAACCGAGGGATTATTGATTTTACAATATATTTTGAGGAGGTATAAGTATGGCAAAACGTGCATTAGGAACAAAATTACAAATTGGAACAGATACTCCTGTTACTGTAGCTGGATTGACAAGTATTGGCGGTCTAGAGTTAAGTGCTGATACAATTGATGTTACTACTCTTGACAGTGATGGAGCTTATAGAGAATTTATAGCTGGATTTAAGGATGCTGGGGAAGTATCACTTGAAGGATATTTGGAGCTTGAAGAAGGTAAAGGACAAAAAGACTTATATGACTTATTCGAAAGTGGAGGAACAGAGGATTTTTCAATCTTATTCCCTAATAATATGGGGAGCTGGCAGTTTAAAGGCGTAGTAACTGGGTTCAGTACATCAGCAGATTTAGAGGACCCATTGAGTTTTAGTTGTACTATCAAGGTGTCAGGTGAACCTTCACTGGTAGTAGGAGCAGGCTCATAAGGCTAGAGTAAAATCTAGCCTTTTTTATCTTTGAAAGGGGTGTGAAACATGAACGCAAAAGAAATGCACAAATTATTAAAGAATACTCTTTCACCAGAAGAATATATTGACCTTTTGAAATTAATGGTGGAAGATGTTGAAAAGATTGCGAGGGAAGGTTATGAAGTTTAAGTCTAAATTCAAACTTGAATTTGACATAGAAACGAATTCAGAAAATATGGAAGAAATTCTATACATTATTACAGATAACATCAGAAATGAACTTGAACAAAGGATAAAGGACAAAACGGAAATTACTTGCAATGCAGCAATAACCAAAATAGATATATAGAAGGAGGAATAATTAATAATGTATATACCAATTAAATTAGACAAAACGAGAAATTTTTTAATGGGGTTTAAAGGTATGCAAATATTTAAAAAAATAACTGGTACTAGTCTAGCTAAGCTAGACTATGAAAGTGCTGACATAGAAGATTATATACCAGCACTGTTTTATAGTGGTTTAGTACATGAAGATGAAAATCTAACTTTAGAAAAAGCAACACAGCTAATTGACGAACATTTAGGAATTAAGGGAGCGCTAGACTTACTGCCTCAAATTATTGAAGAAACATTTGGGGTAGGAGAAGATATAAAAAACCTCCAGAGGGCAGCGAAGAAAAAATAGACGATTACGACTATGAAGAAGAAGCGTTGAAAGTAGCTGCCCAAATAGGTATTGATTATGACAAGTTTTTGGATATCACACCAAAGGTACTGAATATCTACGCAAAAGCTTATGAAAAAGAAAGAGAACTTAGACAAAAAGAAAGTATTTATCAGGCATATTTAATTTCGCGTTGGGTTTGGCAGAAAAGAGTTGACATAGAAAAAATACTTAATTCAAACATAAAACCTCAAAAAAACATGACAGACGAACAGATGTTTGCAAAAGTCAAAATGCTAAATACCCTGTTCGGTGGGGAGGTGAAAACAGATGGCAAGAAGTAATTTCATCGTCCGCGGAGGTGCAGACTTCTCAGGTCTCAACAAAGCATTAAATCAAACTCAAACCAAACTAAAAACCTTCGAAACCTCTATCAATAAATCAATGGCAAAAACACAGGCAAGCATAAAGAACTTCCAAGCACCAATAAATAAATTTCTGACGGCATTCGGTGTGACTCTAAGCAGCGTAGCTATAGCAAAAATCATTAAATCCTCAACGCAGATGGCAATGACAGTAGAATCGTCAATGGACAATATCCACCGAAACATGGGAGAAGCAGCAGAAAGTTATAATACGTTTGTAAAAACACAGTCTAAAGCCTTGGGAATGGCTCGCAAGGATGCCTACGCTTATGGGTCAACATTTTCTAATCTGTTAGGAAGCTTTATGACCGACACGCAGCAAGTAGAAAGCGAAACCGAAAACCTTATGAAGGCAGCGGCCGTAATCTCTAGCAAGACAGGCCGCACATATGAAGATGTTGCTAACCGTATTAGAAGCGGTATGCTCGGCTCCACAGAAGCTATTGAGGATTTGGGGATTTACACCAACATTTCAATGATTGAAGCAACAGATGCTTTCAAAAAGTTTGCAAACGGGAAAACGTGGAATCAACTTGATTACAGGACACAGCAACAAATCAGACTTGCGGCAATACTTGAACAGGCGTACAAGAGATATGGAGATACTCTAGCAGATACAACACAGACGAAGCAAGCTCGGTTCTTGGCAAGTCTGGAGAACATTAAATTAAACTTAGGTCAAGCGTTTTTGCCTGTATACAATGCGGTATTACCAGCACTTACAGCACTCGCAAACAAACTTGAAAAAGTTACAGCGCAATTGGCGGTTATATCTGAATCAATCTTCGGCAAAGCAACCTCTATACAAGCGATAGAGAGCCAGACCGAAGCAATAACAGATCAAGGAAATGCCATCGAAAAGGCTGGGAAGCAAGCGAAAAGGTCAATAGCAAGTTTCGACCAATTGAATATATTACAGTCTCCTAGTGGAGACAGCGGTGGAGGAAGCACAGCAACAACCAAACCCAAAACACCGCAGGAAGCTGAAAAAACTATCAACAAAGTTAATTCGATATTCGATAAGCTATTCGATAAGCTACGGCAGAAATTCCCGGTAATTTTTGATCTTGCTGCAGAGAGAGCGCGACTCACGAGAGAAATGATAGGTATAGTGGCTGATATTGCTTCTGTTTTTAGGTCCGACACAGCAAAACAAATAGGTGAAAATCTTAGAAGCATATTCTCTGAAAGTTTCGGATTCATTCTTGAAATGAGCCTGAAATTCGGCAACGATATAATGCGAAACATCATTAGCTCGATTAGAAACAACAAAGAAAATCTAAAGTCAGCTTTAAATGATACTCTATCTGCGACACAAACAGTTACAAGTACTATAAGAGATTTTTTAGGCGGTGTTTTCCAACATATAAGACAAACCTATGACAAGTATGTTAGACCCGCCATTGACAATTTCGGAGAGGGTTTCAACACTGTATTTACAAAAGTTTCGGGAGCTTACGCACAATATCTTGCCCCAACAATCAACGAAATAGCAAAGCAATTTAGTGAGCTAGTTAGCGAATATGTTAAGCCACTTGCGAAGGAGATATTGAATTTTGGCGGCGCAGTAACTGAACTAATATCGCAATTATACAAGCACATTTCACCTTTTGTTGGATGGATAGGCAGCTTTGTAGTAATTGCTATTTCCAATGCCTTGCGGTCGATATGGGAAATATTTGAGTTTGTGTATAAGATTATAGCCACCAGACTTGAAGCCTTTTTTGGAGTATTAACCGGTTTGACCGAATTCCTCACAGGCATATTTACTGGTGACTGGAACAGGGCATGGAATGGATTAAAGAAAATTGTTGAGTCTTGGAGCGATGGCGTTACTTCTCTGCTTAGCATAATTAAGGAGACTATAACAAGCAATTTTGGTGATGCTCTGGTAGGTGTAAAGGACATTGTGAAAAGCGGTTTGGAAGGAGTTGAAACAATATTCGGATCCTTCGTTGACCGAATAGGCAAAATTTTTGCTCCTGTCAAAGAGACTTTTGAGCGCTTAGGGGATACTATAAAAACATCCTTTAAGAATGCTCTAAAAGTTGTAATTCAACAGTTCTGCAAATTCGCTGGCTGGGTTAACGACACAATGAAGTTTTCTTGGGACGGTTTGAAAATCGCCGGAAAGACTATTTTTGAAGGCGGCAGCGTGCAACTTGCAAAAATACCTATTATTCCTCAACCTCTTGGCAAAGGTGGTATTGTTGACAGCCCAACACTTGCAATGATAGGTGAAGCAGGAAAAGAGGCGGTTGTGCCTCTTGAAAATAACACGGGTTGGATGGATACATTGGCGCAAAAAGTTGCAGCAGCTGTGTCTCAAGCAGTTAGCACTAACGGTAATAATATCGGCGATATAGTAATAAAATTCGAGGAAATGACACTTGGAAGAGCAGCTATAAAATCTATCAATGCAGTACAACGCAATGCAGGAACAACACTGCTAATAGTGTAAAGAAGGTGATACAGTGCAGCTTAAAATTAATAATACAGTTGTAGCAGCACCGTCAGAATTTTCCGTGACGGTGCTTGATTTGGATAATGGAGAAAGTACCGTCAGAACTGCTGATGGTACACTTAATAGAGATAGAATTGCGGTCAAGAGACAGCTTGATATCACCTGGCCGCCGTTGAAATGGTCCGACACATCAACACTATTGCAAGCTATGTCAAGCGTATTTTTCAGTGTGTATTATCCTGATCCTGTTGATGGCACATACACTACAAAAACCTTTTACGTTGGCAACAGACCAGTTCCAGTTGCTATCGTGAAAGGTAGCGAAATATATTGGGGTGGCCTCAAAGTCACTCTGATTGAAAGGTAGGTTATGTAATATGTATTCAACATCACAAAAGTACAAAAATTATATAACTTCATCAAACAGAGAATTCGAAGTTAGAGCTATCATAGACG